CCGCGTGCAACTTTCTAGCTGGAACGATTGCCGGGATTCCGCTGCACGTTTACGACAAGACCGCCAAGGGAAAGAAGCGCGTCAAGGCGTCAAAGACTGCGCCAGTGGTAGCGGTTCTGCACGACGCCGTGAATGATGGTCTGACTTCCTTTCAATGGCGCTTTGATATGATGTGGGGCGTTCTCACTGAGGGGCGCTTTGTGTCCTATATCGACCGTGACGAGTTTGGCCGGGTGACTGACCTATACCCGATGATCGGCGTTGTGGTGTCTCGGGATGCTGATGGCCGCAAGATTTACACCACAAAAACAAACGGAAAACAAAGAAACTATCGGGAATCCGAGGTTTTGGACCTAACTTTCGCGTTAAAGGCTGATCTTTATACGCATCGCAGCCCATTGCGGACATGCGCCGGTGCGATTGCCAAGGCTTACAACGCGAATGAATATGGCTCTAGGCTCTTTGCCAATGGCGGGATGCCGTCCTATGCGCTAACCGGGCCGTTCGGTTCTGGCAAGGCGGCACAGCGCGCAAGTGATGACATTGCCGAGGCCACAAAGGAGGCGGCGCGCACTGGCGGGCATGTTCTTTCAATCCCGCTAGGCCATGATCTAAAGCCGCTCGGGACTGACCCTGAAAAGATGCAACTGGAACAGACGCAGAAGTTCTCGGTGACTGAGGTTGCGCGCATTTACAGCCTGCCCCCTACGTTCTTGCAAGACCTAGAGCGCGCCACCTTTTCAAATTCCGAACAACAGGATTTGCATTTAGTCAAGCATACTGTAAAGAGGTGGCTAGAGCAGCTTGAAGCTGAGATGAATCTTAAGCTGTTCGGTCGCGGTTCAAACAGGATTGTGGAGTTCAACTTGGACGGTTTGTTGAGGGGCGATTACGTCACGCGCATGAACGGCAATGCGCAGGCGATCAACACTGGACAGCTAACGCCGAACGAGGCGCGGGCGCTGGACAATCGCGCCCCGATGGATGGTGGCGATCAGCTTTACATTCAAGGCGCGACTGTGCCGCTTGTCGGGCAGGCTGACGTTGCGCCGCCCGAACCGCCTGTGCCGCCAGCACCCGAACCGCAGGAAGGCGAAGCCGATGAATCGTGAAATCCGGTCAAACATTCCGGTTGAAATCCGCGCCCAGGATGATGGGCTTCGCGTCGAAGGTTACGCCGCGGTGTTCGGCCAAGAAACCGACATCGGCGGGATGTTCCGCGAAGTCATTGAGCGGGGCGCGTTCAAGGATGCAATTGGGCGTGATGATGTGGTTTTCCTGATCAACCACGAGGGCTTGCCGCTGGCGCGCACGCGGTCGGGCACTCTCAAGTTATATGAGGATGAAAAGGGGCTGCGCATGGAAACCATGCTTGACCCTGACGATCCTGACGTGCGGTCGATTGCGGGCAAGATGAAACGCGGCGATCTGGACAAGATGTCTTTTGCGTTCTTCCCCGAGCTTCAGGAATGGGATGAAAGCGGCGACATGCCGCTGCGCACCATCAAGCGCGCATCGCTGTTCGATGTGTCGGTTGTCACCACGCCCGCTTACGATGGGACAGAAATTGCGCTGCGCAGCCTAGAGGCATCGCGCCAGCCCCGCCAAGTTACGCCAAACAAGCGCCTTGCAATGGAGATGAAGTTGCGCGGCCTGAGATAACCGTTCTCGCGGTTAAGCCCTTATCCCGCCCTTGGGCAAGGCCGGAAAGAACGCAGTGATTGCGTCCTGTCCCTTAGATGGAGGCCCTCATGCCTGATCTTAATACGCTGCGGGAGCAGATGGCGACCATTGCCACCGAAGCCCGTTCCTTGCTGGACCAATCCAACGCGGCGACCGAACCGGCACGCGCTGCGGAACTTGAAGTGCAGCACGACAAAGCGATGGCCGACTTCGACAAGCTGTCTGCGCAGGCCGAACGCGCGCAAAAGCAAGACGATATCGAGGCACGCATGGCCGCTGACGCCGAGGCGCAGCGCCGGGCGCGCCGTCCTGTCTTGCCGCAGGGCAACGGCAATGAGGGCGAAGTAACCTATCGCAGCGCCTTTCACAGCTATCTGCGGTCTCAGGGCAACGTGGCGGCGATGGACCCCGAATCCCGCGCCATGCTGGAATCGGGCCGGGTAACGGTCGAGCACCGCGCCCAGACGACCACAAACGCGGCTGGTGGTTTTACGGTTCCGGTTGAACTGGCAACCTTCATCACGCAGTCGATGCTTGCTTTCGGGCCGATGTATGACCCCGGAATCACGACCGAACTGGTGACGGCGGGCGGCGGTGTTATCACCATGCCAACGATTAATGACACCGCGTCTGTTGTCGTCAAGGGCGTTGAAGGTCAAACGCTGGTCGATGATGGCGGTTCCGATGTCGTCTTCGGTGAGAAGCGGCTTGAGGCCTATCCGTTCAACACGGAATGGCTGCGCGTTTCGAAAGAGCTTGTTGACGACTCCATCTTCAACATGGAAACCCTTCTTGGCAGCCTGTTGGGTGAGCGCCTTGGGCGGCGCGCAAACCTTGAACTGACGGTTGGCGACGGCACGGGCGATCCGAACGGCATCGTCACTGCGTCGGCTCTTGGCAAAACGGCGACGGCTACGGCGGCGATCACTTGGGATGAAACCTTGGACTTGGAGCATTCGGTTGATCCGGCTTACCGTGTCGGGCCGCGCGTTCGCTACATGTTCAACGATTCCACCTTGCTGGCGCTGCGCAAGCTGAAAGACGGCGACGGCAACTATCTCTGGCAGATGGGCAACGTGGCGGCGGGCATCCCGCCCAGCTTCAACGGTCGCGCATATTCGATCAACCAGGCGATGGCTTCGCTCGGGGCTGCGGCGAAGGTTATGCTCTTCGGCGACTTTTCCAAATACTACGTGCGCAAGGTTGGCCAGCCGCTGATCGGGGCAATCCAGGACAAGGACTTCTGGCCCGGCTTCGGTATTGCTGGATATATCCGCTTTGACGGCGAACTGGCGGACAATGCGGCGGTCAAGCACCTTATCACCGCAGCTTCCTAAGCCGGTTTCTCAGGCGGGCTGTAATGGCCCGCCTTCATAAGCCGACTTGAAAGGATACCAGATGCAAATCAAACTCCTTGTGGCGCGCGCAACCGCAACCGGCGCAGAGAATCGCGGCGACGTGATAACGGTTCCAGACGCCGAGGCGATCCGCATGATCGAGGCTGGGCAGGCTGAGCCGATGCGCGCTGGCCCTGTTGAAAAGGCGATCTCGCGCGGCAAGCCGGAAAAGGCAAAGCGCTGATGTTTCGATCTGTCGGCCCTTCAAGGCTGCAAAGCCTGACGCGGATTGCGGCCCCTGCTGCAATGCCTATTTTAATTGCAGAATTGAAAGCGCATTCGAGGATCGACAACGGAATTGGCGAAGACGCTTATCTGACAAGCCTGCTGGCGGCGGTGGTTAGCTACGTTGACGGGTTCGGGGTTTTGGGCCGGTCCATGATCACGCAAACATGGTCTCAGGCTATGCAGTATCCGAACGGGCGCATCAGGTTGGACATGGGGCCGGTGCAAAGTCTTGTCGCTGTGAAGTTCTTTTCGGAAACCACTAACACGCTAGAGACCGCAACGCTCGCAAACTATCGGCTATTCGCTTCTGGCGATTGGGCATATGTTGAGCCGATTGACGAGGCGTGGCCAACTGCTTTTGACCGGCCTGACGCTGTTAGAGTTGAGTTCGTGGCGGGATATGGCAGCGCGGCGAGTGATGTTCCAGAGGATATCCGACATGCAATGATGTTGCTCGCCGGGTACTGGTACGAAAACCGCGAGAGCGCCAGCGCGGTCAAAATGTCGGACATTCCGATAGGCTTTGAAATGCTGATGAATAACCACAGGCTGACGTGGTATTAAGGGAATATAGAACATGTCTGATCCTTTCGCCACCTTTGAGGCCAACACGTCAAGCCCCGGCACCCGGTCGCGCATCATCACGCCGGGCGCATCTGACCTTGACCCAACGGCAAAGTCTATCGTCACACTCACGTTCGGCGATGTAACGCTCGTTCCGTCTGGCAACGCGCCTGCTGTAACGCTGGCGTTCGTGGGATTGCCCGCTGGTTGGATCTGCCCCTTCCGGGTGCGCCGGGTGACGGCAGCGACCGCAACCGTTGCGACAATCGAGGGCTGATCTGTGACCGCTGGCAACCTTGACCGCATCATCCAATTCCGCAGGGCCAGCCTTGTGGATAATGGGTTTGGCATGGTCGAGGAATTTGCAAACCACGGCGGCGATATTTGGGCCAAGAAAACTGAGGTGAGCGATTCCGAAAGGTTCCGAGCCTCTGCGGTGTCGGCATCTATCACGGCGCGGTTTGTCGTTCGGTGGTCTGTATTCACGCGCGACATCACGCCTAAAGATCGGCTGGTATGCGAGGGACGTGAGTTTGACATATCGGGTTTGAAAGAGGTTGACGGTCGGCGTCGTTTCTTGGAAATCACCGCAGCCGCGAGGGCCGACCAATGACGGCCACGATGGAGCTAGAAGGCTTTGCGGAGCTTGACGCGGCCCTTGCGCAGCTTTCACGATCTGCGGGCAAGGGCGTGTTGCGGCGGGCGCTCAAGAAGGCTGGTGAGCCTTTGGTGGCAATAGTGCGCGCGGGCGTGCCGCGTGATGACGGAGACCTTGCCGAATCCATCGCCATTAGCACTAAACTGGACAAGCGCCAGCGCGGGCAGCACCGCAAGATGTTTCGTAGCGACAAGGCGTCTGTCGAGATGTTCATCGGCCCTAGCTACGACCTCGGCGACGGTGGGCGGCACGGGCACCTAGTCGAGTTCGGCACAAAGCCGCGCATCAACTCTGGGATATTCGCAGGCACGACGCATCCAGGCACCGCGCCACAACCATTCATGCGCCCGGCGTGGGATAGCGACAAGACGGCCATGCTTGATCGGTTGAAGGTCGATCTTTGGGCGGAACTGCAAAAGGCAATTGCTAGGGCAGATCGTAAGGCGGCGGGATAATGGAAGAAGAGTTCCGCGCAATCCTTCAAGCATCAACCGCAGTGACCGGAATTGTCGGCACGCGGATAAATTGGGGCGAGACACCGCAAGGCCAGCCGTTCCCGTCTATTGCGCTGACGGTGGCGAGCACGAATAACGATCACACCATGAGCGGGCCTGACAAGCTATTTGAAGGCCGCGTGCAATGTGATATATACGCGGACAGCTACGGAGCAGCAAAGCTGTTGTGGCGCGCTGTAATGGCCGTTATGGACGGGTATCGAGGCGGTAACTTCCAAGGCGTCTTTCACGCGACTTCGCGAGATGGGCGTGAGACAGGAACGAATGAGCCAGATCGGCCCTTTCGCATATCGGCAGACTTTATGACACATTGGAGCGCGTGACATGGCAGACGGTAAAATCGGTTACGGCAGCAAGGTTCGTATCGGACGCGGCGTAACACCGGCTTGGACAGAATTGGCGTTCATCGGCGATCTGGAAATGCCTGACGAACAGATTGATGAAATCGAGGTGACGCATATGCAGTCGCCCGGTCGGCGCAAGCAATTCATCGCGGGGCTTACTGACGGCGGCGAAGTCTCGATCCCGATGAATTATATTGAGGGAAGCGCGACTGACACGCTCTTG